ATGACTGATCTGAAGAAAGCCGCCCAGCAGGCGCTGAAGGCGTTGGAGCAATGCGGGCTAGACGACACGCATCGCAGCTATGAGTTTGAGCACGCAGCACGCGCCGCCCTCCGCGCCGCGCTGGAACAGCCGGAGCAGGAAGTCAAAGGCTGCGACCACTGCAGACACCCGTTGTACGCCGCCATCAAGTGCCGCGTGTGCGGGCTGGTGACGAAGCAGGAGCCGGTGGCGTGGACAGATCGAGAGCTTCAACTGATCGACGGGATGATCGAGGTCCAACTGAGACATGCCGCGCAGTGCGACGGCATTGCAAACCGCACGATGGCTGAGCGGCAGAAGGGCTGGGACATGGAGCGAGTGTCCTTGCTGCGGAAGATCAAGAGCAACCCGCCCCGCCGCGAGTGGCAGTCGCTGACGCAGGAGGAGCTGGATCGCTGGACCCCGGAGATTCATTCGGTGATCCGCGCCATCGAGGCCGTGCTGAAGGAGCGCAACGCATGAGCTTCATCATCGGCATCGACCCAGGCGCCGGCGGCGCCGTGGCCATCCTCGAGCCCGACGGCAGCCTGGTGCAGGTCTTCGACATGCCCGCGGTGGAGGTGACAGTGGGCGGCAAGGCCAAGCGCCGCGTCAGCCCCGAGATGCTGGCCGCCGAGCTGCGCCTGTACAACGTCCACGGCACCACCGCGGTGGTCGAGCAGGTGGGCGCCATGCCCGGCCAGGGCGTCAGCAGCATGTTCGCCTTCGGCCAGGCCTACGGCATGGTGCTGGGCGTGCTGGCGGGCCTGTACATCCCGGTGCGCACCGTCACCCCGGCCAGCTGGAAGCGCGCCATGAAGCTGAACACCGGCAAGGACGCCGCGCGCGCCGAGGCCGCCCGCCGCTGGCCCCAGCAGGCCGGGGAGTTCCGGCGCGTCAAGGACGACGGCAAGGCCGAGGCGGCGCTGATTGCGCTGTGGGGGCTAAAGGGGCCATAGGGTTTCCCCTCAATTTGTGTCGCAAAAATCTGTTGACGTCCGTGCTCCATGTTGTGATAATCTCATCATCAACAACGCAACCAGGAGCACCCAAATGCAGTCCGAACTTCTCCAGCAGATCGCCAAGCTGCCCAACACTGTTGTGCATCCGTACCGCGACGGCGGCGGCGTCATGATCATCGAGACGATGCCTAACGGTGTTCGCCAGACAGGCGTCTGGCTTGACCGCCGCAGCACAGTCGAGCGCCTGCAGGAGTACCTGCAGAGCCGCACAACTCACTGAGCTGCTTTTTCTCAAGTGCGAGCGGCCCACTTAGAGGCCGCCCACCCCTACCCTGAACCTGAACCAAGGAACCCACGACATGTCCATCAAACTCAGAGGCGACGTCTACTGGCTCGACGTCCAGATCAACGGCCAGCGCATCCGTGAAAGCCTGAAGACCGGCGACAAGAAGCAGGCCCAGGCCCTGGCCGACACCCGGCGCGCCGAGCTCTGGGCCGGGCGCATGCTCAAGGCCAAGCCCAAGAAGACCTTCCGCGAGGCCTGCGATCGCTGGCTGCGCGAGAAGGCGCACAAGAAGTCGATCCAGGAGGACCGCGACAAGGCGGCCTACTTCCTGCCCAAGCTGGGCCACCGCCAGCTGTCCACCATCACCCGCGACGACATCGAGGCGCTGCTGCCAGAGTCGGTCAAGCCGGCCACCCGCAACCGCTACCGGGCCTTCATGCGCAGCGTGCTGCGCGCGGCCGAGCGCGAGTGGGACTGGCTGGACCGCGCGCCCGTGCTGCGCACCGAGGCCGAGCCCAAGCGCCGCGTCGCGTTTCTGACACGCGACCAGGCCGAGCTGCTGATCGAAAACCTACCTCACAAGTACCAGATTCCTGTCCGTTTCGCTTTGCTCACCGGGTTGAGAAGATCGAACGTGTTTGAGCTGTCCTGGGAGAACGTCAACCTCGAGCGCGGCGTCGCGATCGTCCACGCCGACGAGGCCAAGGCCGGCGAGCGCATCGTGGTGCCGCTCAACAGCCGGGCGCGCGAGCTGCTGTCCGCGATCCCGCCCGGGCCTGATGGCCAGCGCACCGGCCGCGTCTGGCCAGGCCTGACCCGCGTCTGGGCCAACACCTGGAAGGCCGCCGCCAAGCGCGCCGGCGTGCCCTGGTGCCGCTTCCACGACCTGCGCCACACCTGGGCCAGCTGGCACGCCCAGGCGGGCACGCCGCTCAGCGTGCTGCAGGAGCTGGGCGGCTGGCACTCCCCGCAGATGGTGCAGCGCTACGCGCACCTGTCGCCAGAGCATCTGGCGGCCGCGGCTGAGCGCGTCAGCCTGTGAGGGGTATGGGGTGGTCGATGGGGCTCGAACCCACGACCGCTGGAATCACAATCCAGAGCTCTACCAACTGAGCTACGACCACCGCTGAAGCCGCCTCGCCCGCCGAATGGCACGTTTACGGCACAAAAGAGATGATACATCAGAAAAACCTCAATAGAATCATGAGGTTATCGCAATGTATCACCAGAATCACAATCACAACACATTGAGATTCTCTCAGCGATGCCTCATCTCACCGATGAGGTTTTGCGATCCTGTGCCGGCACTTTGCGGCACAAAAATGGCACAGGCCTAGAGCCTGGGTTTCGGCTCGCTGAAGGCCGCCGCCGGGGCGGTGGCGGCGCTGCCGTCCAGCCAGGCGATGAAGACCTGGGCGCCGGTCAGGCGCCAGCAGCCGCTGACGCGGTACAGGCCCTTGTAGAGCACGGCCCACAGGGCGCCATGCTGGCACGGGCCGGCGTCGGCGTGCAACTCGACGCGCAGGTCGCCGTCCACGAGCTCGGCCACCGGGCCCGCCTGCGCCAGGCTCGAGGCCAGCAGCATGGCGGCAGCCCAGTGCGTCATAGCAGCGCGGCCTCAGCCTCTCGGCGGCGCACCAGGCCGGGCAGCACCCGGCCGCTGGCGCGGGTCCAGCGCATCAGCTGCTCGCGCGCGCCGGTCCAGTCCTGGGCGTTGACGACGCGCCGCAGCGTGCTCGTCTGCAGGCGCCCCACGCCCAGGTTGTAGGCCCAGTCGACGATCGCGTTGCAGCGCGCCGGGTGCGCCACCAGCACCGGGCAGGCGCGCAGCACGCCAGGCAGGAACTCCTGGCGCAGCGTCAGCTGCAGCAGGCGCTCGGCGGCATCCTGGCTGATGGGCGGGTCGGTCAGCGCCACCGCCCGGCCGTCAGCGTACCGGGTCGAGCCGAAGCCGATCGTGGCCACGCCGGCCGGGCACAGGTAGGGCCGCGACCGGAAGCCTTCGAACCGGCGGCACAGCTCGGCCGCCACGTCCAGGTTCACGCCAGCCCCCGCCGCTGCAGCGTGCGGTCCAGGAACCAGTAGTTCAGCGTGCCCGCCACCAGCGCGGCGAAGTCGGCCGACATAGCCAGCTTGAACACCTCGGCCGGCGGCATGCCGGCCAGCCAGGACTGCCAGGCGAACCAGACGTGGACGAAGGACCAGATGCCCAGGATCCAGTAGGTCACCACCGGCCGCACGCTGGCCGACAGGCTGGCCACCCAGCCGCGGGCGGCCTTGGTCATCTCGGTCTGCTGCTTGATAGCCGCCTGCAGCGCTTCCATCGCGCCGGCGTCGATCGCCGCCTCGCGCTGCGCGCCGATCTCCTGCAGGCGCTGGGCGCCGCGCTGCGCCTCGAGCTGGCACTGCCGGTCGAACATGGCCAGCTCGTGACCGCGCTCGTGCTTCTTGTCCAGCCACTTCAGCACCTCGGGCGCCAGCCGGAACAGGCCGCCCAGCAGGCTGCCCAGCACACCCCCGCCGATCAGGTCGAGCATGTCACTTCCCCCAATGCGTGGCGAACCACGACACGATGCCGCCGAAGAGGCTGGCGAAGGTCATGCCGGCCCACAGGCCGCCCTTGCTGCGGTTGGCCAGCGCCAGCAGCTGCCGCACGTCGTCCTGCAGCGCGGTCACCTGGCTGCGCAGCGAATGCACCTCGGCCTCAAGGCGGCCGAATTCGCGTGGGTCGATCTCGGTCATGTGAAAGCCCCGAATCAGGTCTTGATGATGAAGTGGATGGCCAGGTAGGGCGGCAGGTTGGCGTCGGTGGCCGATGAGCCCTGCGTGCTCGTGCTGCCCGACACGCTGTGCGTGTGGTTGGCGCTGACGCCGCCGGTGGTGAAGGTGTGGGTGTGGTCGCCGGCAAAACCAGTGGAACCCCCGTTGTCGTAAAGATTCTGACCAATTAGTACGTTTGGGCCTGCCCCGTTCGACGCATACCGTTCGATTGTGTGCTGGTGATTGCCGTTGGTGCTGGTCGTCCCACTGTGCGTGTGGCCCGCGCTTTCCGTTCCGGTCGTCGCGCTGAACGTATGCGAGTGCGACACCAGCGTCGCGTCCTTGCTGCCGCCGGTGGCGGCCAGCGCGTAGGACGACCCGGCGCCCACCGCGAACCTGTTCAGGTAGTTGGGCAGGTTGAAGGTGGTGCTGCCGTCGCCCACGCCGAACGTGGTGCCGATCAGCGCGAACAGCGCCGCGTAGGTGCTGCGGCTGACCTGGCTGCCGTCGCACATCAGGTAGCCCGTGGGCGGCGTGTTGGTCGGCCACATCTTGATCTCGCCCGTCTGCGCCAGCTGGCCGTCGTTGGGCGCATTCGCCAGAGTCCTCGTCTTGCTCATCTCGTCACCCCACCCACGTGATCATCAGATAGCCCGAGCCGCCGGCGTTGCCGGCCGTGTTGATGGCCCCGCCCCCGCCCCCGCCGCCCGTGTTGGCCGAAGCTGCCGACCCGCCCGCAGCGCCAGGCCCGTAGCTGCCGCCACCGCCGCCCCGGCTGGCATTGGCCGCGCCGCCGCCCGACATGCTGGCGCCGCCAGAGGCGCTGCCGCCCCCGCCGCCGCCGCCGCCCTGGCCGCTCTGAAACACGACGCCCGCCGAGCCGCCGACGCCGTTGTCACCACCCGCGCCGCCGGTGCCGCCGCCGCCCGCGCCGCCGATGTTGCTGCCCGAGCTGGCGCCCACGGCGCTGAAGCCGCCACCACCCCCACCGCCGCCGTCGGTGCCTGTCTGCCCCTTGGCGCCGCCACCGCCGCCGTAGGCCGTCACGGTGCCAAAGGTGGTGTTGCCGCCGGCGCCGCCGTTGCCGTTGATGGCCCCGGCCGTGCCTGCCGCGCCCACCGAGTAGGCGATCGACGCGCCCGCGGTCACGGGCAGCTCGATGTCGACCACCGCGCCGCCCCCGCCGCCGCCCCCGCGGTAGCTCGAGGTGTAGCCCCCGCCGCCCCCGCCGCCCGCCCCCACCGCGAACACGCGCACCGAGCTGACGCCGACCGGCACGGTCCAGTTGCCGCTGCCCGAGGTGAAGACCTGGGACTGCGACTTGCCCCCGCTGAAGAACTGCGACAGGGTGCTCATGTGGTACTGCTCCTACTGCTTGTTGCTGCTCAGCCGAACACCCAGCCGAGCGTCGCGCCGGTGTAGACCAGCGTGATGGTGGCGTTCAGGCTGTCGATCGTCAGATCCTCGGCCAGGTTCTGGATCTTGTTGCCGTTGCGCGCGACCACGCAGGTCGTCGTGCCCGACAGGTTGCTGATCTGCACCTCGTCGCCCACCGCCGGCGCGGCCGGCAGCGTCAGCGTCAGCGAGGCCGTCAGCACGTAGCGCGTGTTCACCGCGGCTGCGGTGTTGACGGCAACCACCTCGACGCCCGGGCGCACCGCGTAGGCCCCGTAGCCCACCAGGTCGATCACGTCGTTCAGCGCCACGCCCGAGGTGAAGACCACGCTCGTGCCGTTGGTGGCCGTGAAGTCGGTGCCGTTGCGCTGCTTGACGCCGTTGCGCCACACGTCGACCTGGCCCACCGTGTAGGCGATCGCGAACGTCGTCTGGCCCGCGGTGGCGGTGTAGGTCTGCCGGGTGGACGTCAGCGTCGCGGCCACGATCTGCGCGTCCACGTAGGCCTTCGTCGCCGCGTCGGCGCTGGCCGTGGGCGCGGGCAGGCCCTTGACGATGCAGTTGTCGGTGCGGAACTGGATCGACGCCGGGATCTGGAACGAGACGTTCGTCGCGGCGAACACCTGCACGCCGCTGACCGCGAGCCCGACCTGGCTGGCGCCGGGCCGGTAGAAGCCGCTGCTGGGTTCGTTGGTGAAGGCAATGCCGGGCGCTGAAACGCTGCCGTCGCTGAGCCTGAAAGGCGCCAGCATGCCGCCCTCGCCGTTGCGCGACAGCGAGTTGGTCAGCGCGGTGGCGATGTCGTTCAGGGTCGGGTTGGCCCACGACGCGTCGATCGTGGTGCCGGTGACGACCGGGTTGCCTGCCGGCAGCGTGTAGGTGCCTGATGCGTTGCGTGGCATGTCTCAGTTCTCCGTCATTGCAGCGCCGTGGGCAGGCCGCGCAGCAGACCCAGCAGCTCCTGCTCGGCCAGGGTCAGCGGCTGGCCGGCGGCCAGCTGCCGCTCGAGCAGCTGGATCATGGCCTGCGGGTTCTGCAGCGCCTGCGCCAGCGCGGCGTCCTTGTTGGCGTTGGCCTTGCCGCGCGCCCAGTCGAGCGCCGTGCGGCCGGGCGCCCCGGCACTGCTCAGCGCAGCCTCGGCCACGTTGCCGGCAGCCTGCGCCGCGATCGTGTCGCTGGCCGTGTTGCTGCCGCCGCCCGCAGTGGCGCTGCGCTTGACGCCCTGCACGATGTTCTGCGCGCGCAGGGCGCCCAGCACGGCCTCAAGCCGGGCGTTGGTGGTCGGGTCCAGCACCAGCTCGCGGCGCGGCCCGCGGGCCTTGTCCAGCGCCCGACCCAGGCCGGCCTCGGTGACCTTGGGCACGTCGCCACCGGCATCGGCCGACACGCCGCGCACGCGCCCGGTGGCCGGGTCGATGAACGACTCGCGCACCTGCCC